TGACCATCGGCTCCACCGTGACCGTGAACCTCTATCCCGAGGGCATCGCGTCGACCTCCACCTACTACACCGGAAGCGGCATCGTGACGAAGTTCGACATTAGCGCCGCCTTCGACGGAATGGTCGAGGGCTCGATCAGCATCGAGGGCAACGGCGCGCTGTCCACTTTGACGGTCTGAGGTGAAGGATGGACGCTATTGACCTAGTTCGCGAACACTTCGCTTCCCTCGGGACCAAGAAGATTGAGGTGCCCGAGTGGAAGCTGACGATCCACGCCACTCCCGTCACGCTGGCCGAAAAGGCGCGCCTTTACAAAAAGAGCCGAGAGAGTGATATGGAGCTCCTCGTCGACATCCTTCTGATGAAGGCGACGAGCGAGGACGGGAAAAAGCTCTTCACCATCGAGGACAAGGCGGTGCTGCTCAACCGCGCGGACTCCAACGTCCTCGCGCGAGTGGCGAACGCTATCCTGGCCGACGATGCGCCGAAGGCTGAAGAGCTAAAAAACTAGCCGGCGGCGAGGCTGGTGCCGACCTCCTCGCCGTCTATGCGCTCGCGGATCGTCTCGGCAAGTTCGCTCACGAAGTCCTCCAGATGCCAGCCCACGAGATGAATGGCTGGATCGCCTACCTAAACCACCAGCAGCGAACCCAACACCGCAATGGCTAGCGCAACCTTTACGCTCAGGGCCGTCGACGCGACGCGGGCTGCGTTCGCCTCGGTGCAAAATTCGCTGACTCGGCTGGAGAACCAGACGAAGGGCATCGCGAAGATCACGAAGCTCGCCTTCGGCGGCGAGGCCGTTCTCGGCACTCTGAATATGATGAAGCAGCGACTGGATAAAGTCGCTTCTTCCGGCGAGGATATGGGCTTCAGCGACGATCAGATCGCGAGCGCCATAAGAATGGAGCGTGCGGTTGAGGGCGCGCTTAACTTCCTGACCAAGATCCCGCTTGCTCTAGGCAAGGTCGGAACGAGCATCGCCGCCGCGCTTGCGCCGCAAAACCTCAAGTCGGTTGAGGACACGATTCGCGACTTCAAGCTCGAGAAGTCGAAGAAGGATATTGAGGCCACGATTCAAGCAATCGGGAAACTCCAGCTGCAATTCGAGCAGCTGTCGTTGACCGAGGGCCAAGCGCTCGACCTTCGCCGTCAGCAGGCGCTTGCGCTGATGGACGAGGCGGCGCAGATGATGGGCAACAAGCCGCTTGAGGCGCTGCAAAAGCAGGCCGAGGCCATTCAGCTTATCAATGAGGCGCAGCGAGGATTCCTTTCGCTCGATAAGGAGATCGCCGACGCCCAGCGCGAGCTGAATAAAAACTTGCAGGAAGGCCAGCGGATCGGGTTGTCGCAGGCAGAGCTCCTGGACGGCCTGCGGAACCGATACAGCACGCTTACGTACGAGGTTTCGGAACTTAACATTGCGCTTTCCGCCTTCAAAGACGTTGGTGGTCCGGTTGGCGAAACGCAGGAGCAGCTCGTCGCCAAGCTGAAGGAGCAAGCAACGGTCTCCGCGCAGCTAAACAAGCTCCTTGAGGAGCAGGGCAAGGTTGCGCTTGAAGCCGGCCAGATCACCGCCGGCGCTTTTGAGAACGCGATCCTGTCTGGCGAGAAGCTGCGCGACACGATCAAGGCGCTCGCCCGCGACCTCCTGAGCCTTCTCTTCCGGCAGCAGATCACCGAGCCGCTAGCAAAAGCCATTGGAACTTCGTCATTCTTTGCGAATATTTTCGGCGGTCCTCGCGCGGGTGGCGGTCCGGTTGGTGCAGGAACGGCTTACCTAGTCGGCGAAAAGGGGCCGGAGCTCTTTATGCCGGCCTCGTCCGGCAGCATCGTGCCGAACAATCGCCTTGGCTCCAACGGAGGCGGCTCGACTGGCGTGACGATCAATTACCACATCGCCGCCGGCGTCACTCGCGCCGAGCTGGTTCCGATCCTTGAGACCGAGCGGAAGCGCCTCAAGGCCGAGATCCCTGATATGGTGCGCCGCGGTGGCGCCTATCGCGCAGCGTTCGCCTAAGCTATGGCAATCTCCTACCCACTCACGCCGCCGTCGCCGTTCCGCATCTCGAAGCTGACGCTGTCGGGGATGAGCGCGACCTCGCGCAACGTCTCGCCGTTCACGTTCCAGACGCAGCAATACAACTGGCCGGGGCAGGCGTGGATGGGCTCGGTCGAGTGCCCGCCGATGACGCGCGCCGCGGCCGAGGAGGTGATCGGCTTCCTGCTAGCAGCGCAGCGCGGCACGTTCTACTTCCAGGACTACGCCAACACCTCAGCGCGGGGCAACGTAACCGGAACGCTGACCGTCAGCAGCGCGACCGCCAACACCTCGACGCTCGGCATCTCGGGCGCAACCGGAACATTCGCAGTCGGAGACTGGCTCCAGATCTCGACCTCGCTTTACAAGGTCGTCCAGGTCAACTCCTCGAGCAGCGTCGATCTCTTCCCGGTGCTGCGCTCAAGCTACGCCGGCGGCACCGCGATCACCTACTCGAACGCCAAGGGCGTCTTCCGCTTGGCCGAGTCGCGCACCGAGTGGTCGATTGAGCTCGCGAGCATTTACGGCATCACCTTCTCGATCGCGGAGGACGTCGCGCAATGAGCATCACAACCGCAGGCCGCACGCTCTCGGCCGATATGGTGACCGAGGTGACGACGGTGCAGCTTGCGCCGGTCATCTTTGTCTCGCTTAGTTTCCCTTCGGCTTACACTCGCCTCTGGACGGGCTACGGAACGCTGACCTACGCCGGCGTGCCTTACCTCGGCATCGGCACCTTCGGCAGCATCTCGCCGATCGAGGAGACGACCGACCTCGCGGCGCGCGGAATCTCGATGCGGCTCTCGGGCGTGCCGACCGCGAACATCGCGCTGGCGCTGACGGAGGACTACCAAGGCCGCGATTGCACGGTGCTATTCGGCGCGCTCTCGCCTACTGCCGGCACGCTGATCTCGTCGCCGGTGACGGTCTTCCAGGGGCGGATGGACGTGATGCAGATCTCGGACGACGGCCAGTCAGCGGACATCACGATGACGGCCGAGAACCGGCTGGTCGACTTCAAGCGCCCGCGCGAGGTGCGCTACACGCACGAGGAGCAGACGGCGCTTTTCCCCGGTGACCTCGGGCTGGAGTTCGTGACCGCGATCCAGGAGAAGGCCATTTACTGGGGCAACCCGAACCAGACGCAGCAGACGAACTGGAACGGCGGCGACAAGACGGGCGAAACCGGCTACGAATGAAGGCTGCCGACATTCCCGCGGAGCTCGCGCGCTTCATCGAGGAGCGGCGCAACCAGCCGTTCGCGTGGGGCGCGAATGATTGCTGCCTCTTCGCGGCCGACTGGGTCGCGCGGGCAACGGGGCGAGATCCCGCGGCGCACTATCGCGGAACCTACTCGAGCGGCATCGGCGCCCAGCGCATCATCGACAAGGCCGGTGGGATTCTGGAGCTGGCGCGCGAGCTCGGGCTTGAGCCAACGCAGATCGCCCTAGCTCGCCGCGGTGACGTGATCGCCCGCGACGTGGGCAACGGCATCGGCTTAGGCGTCTGCGTGGGTAACGCTGCCGCCTTCGTGGGCCGCGATGGGCTGGAGTTCCTCGACCTCAACGGCGCCGCCTGCTGGCGCCTCTAATTATGCCGCAAGTCGCAGTAGCCATTTGGATCACAGCAATGACCATTTACAACAGCGTGGCGTTTGCCACGGCTGTGATGGCGACTCTGAAGTTTATTGCCGTTACGGCTGCGAGTATGGCAGCGAGCAAGTTGCTCGGCCCCAAGGCGCCTAGCTTTTCTGATCCTTCTCTGAATGATCGCTCGCAGATGATTCGCTCGCCTATCGCGGCGCGGCAGATCGTCTACGGCCAGACCAAGACCTCGGGCGTCATCGTCTACATCTCGACGACCGGGCCGAAGAACGAGTATCTGCACCTCGTCGTCGCGCTCGCCGGCCACGAGGTCGAGGAGATCGGCGACGTCTACTTCAACGACGAGCTCGCGCTGACGGGCGCGGGCAGCGCCGCCCAGGGCCGCTTCACGGGCTACGCCGAGATCTACAAGAAGCTCGGATCCGACACGCAGACGGTCGAGACGAACCTCCAGACGGCGACATCCGGCCTTACCGACGGCAAGTGGACGAGCAATCATCGGCTCCGCGGCATCGCGTACATTTACGTGCGGCTCGTCTGGAACCAGGAGGTGTGGACCGGCGGCATCCCGAACATCTCCGCGGTGGTCAAGGGGAAGAAGGTCTACGATCCGCGGACGACGACGACGGCTTACTCGGCGAACCCCGCGCTCTGCCTGCGGGACTACTTGACC